CATGAAAACAAGACTCGAAGAAATGGCAAAACAAGCTGATGACTTTCACAAAAAACACCCAGAAATTTGGGAAAAATTTGTAGAGTTTACTTTTGATCGTATTAACAGGGGCTATTCTAATTACTCTGTAAAGGCTATCTTTGAACGCATACGATGGGACATGGGTGACATAGGGGGTGACGGTGTTACGGAGTTCAAAGTTGGTAATAATCACCCGCCTTTTTATGCCAGAAGATTTATGAAAATGTACCCTGAGCATAATGGCTTTTTTAGAACAAGGGTTCAGAAAAGCGCAGTGATGCCTGCAACTGGGATGGAAGCAAAACCATCTATGGTGGCTTAAATGATTTTAAATAATGGCGACAACTGGCAACCAGAAGAGACTGACGTTATTGCTTGGCAACGTGCCTACCCAAAGGTAGATGTACACCAAGAACTGATGGCGATGGAATCTTGGTTAGATGCTAACCCTACACGAAGGAAAAAACCCACAGGTATAAAACGCTTCGTAAACTCTTGGTTATCTAGATCGCAAGATCAAGGAGGAAGTTCCCCTATTGCTAAAAAATATAATAAACCTGATAGCATAAGAGCCAAAACATTAGAGATGCAAATGGCTGATGTCACTTGGGTTGATTCTGATCAAGTGCAGATGATGAAGGAGTTCTACTTAGATAAATTTGGTTACTATTACGATGGAGAAATACATGACCGCATCTAGTCAAGCAAAGCAAATAAGATATGAAGGAAATAATCCAGAACTGGTACATGGTCGGTATTACACGATAAAAAGATTGGCTGACATAACTGGCCTGTCAGATACTGCAATTCGATACAGGTTAAACGGTAGCGATATATGCACAGATGATGAGTTGGTTAAAAGTCATTGCGGTAGAACATTGCGTAAAAAGAAGATTGAAGTAAACACTACATTATCCCAGAAATGGCTTACGCGGAAGTTAGTATGAGTCAGGGAGATTTCATTAGGATAGGCAACTTGCTAGAGATAGAGAAGCGGTTGCCTCATCTTATCAAACGAGTTAACGAGTGGGACTATTCAAAACCTCTCTGCGTAACCCTAAAGCCTTACACCAACCCCAGAAGCCTAAATCAGAATGCTCTGTTCCATGTCTGGTGTAAAACCATGTCTAAAAAGTTTATCGAAAAAGTGCCTACAGCTACGCCTGAGAATATCAAGCTAATGATGAAACAAAGGTTCTTAGGTGCAGAGGATATTAAAATAGGTAAGACAGTAATTGAGAATCAGGTAAAGCACTCAAGCGATCTTGATGTAGGCGAAATGGTACACTTCATGGATAACGTGTATCATTGGGCTAGGGACAACGGAATATTTTTAGAAGTACCAGAAAATTCCGAGTATCAAAAGCTGAAAAACCAACAGGAGAGTTGAATGATCAAGGCTGACCCCAGAACGCTCATAGAATTTACAACAACCGATAGACAAAAAGAAGTCGTCAATGCCGTTATTAAAAATGGCTCTGCTCAAAAAGCCGCCAAAGAATTAAAGTGTGACAGACGAACCGTCGATAAAATGATAGTCCGTTTAGAAAAGATAGCCGCATCCAATGGCGTAGCCCCTCATCGAGATGTAGATCACCGCACTATGGAAGGCTTTAACACTAAGTTTGTTACAAGCAGATATGATGGAGAGGGTAATCTACAGGGGCAATATGTCAGACAAGAAAAAGGCAAGTCAATTAGCCTGTCAGAAGTCATTGAAGCTATTGAAGGCTTTGAATGGAAACCTGCCCCAAAGGTTAAAACGCCTAAAGGCCATGACTCAGAACTTCTTACGCTTTATACCTTAACGGATTTTCATTTAGGGATGTATTCATGGCAAGCCGAAACTGGTGATGCTTGGGATATGTCAATAGCGGAGCATGAAGCATTGTCCGCAATTACACGAATGGCAGACGGTTCACCTAACAGCGAAACAGCAATACTGAATCTACAGGGTGATTTTTTACACTGGGATGGATTGTTGGCGGTTACTCCTGCTTCAAAGCACGTACTTGATGCAGATACGCGATATGGAAAGCTAATAGAAATGGCTCTTACTATCACGATGCATTGCATTGAAATACTGCTGTCTAAGCACAAGAAGGTCAAGCTATTAGTGTGTGAAGGCAATCACGATGAATCTGGTTCTGCGTGGCTTAGAAAAGCCGCTAAGGTTATCTACAAGAACAACCCTAGATTAGAGGTAGATGACACTGAGTTTCCATACTATGCACATCTTCATGGCGAAATAATGTTGGGCTTCCATCATGGACATAAAAAGAAAAATTCCGCACTGCCAACCTTATTTAGTTCAGAGCCACGTTACAGGGCGATGTGGGGTAATTCTAAATACTGCTATATTCATACAGGGCATTATCACCACACTGAACAGGATATGTCTGAGCAGGGCGGTGCTATCGTAGAACGCCACCCGACAATCGCAGGTAGCGATGCTTACGCGGCAAGAGGCGGCTATGTCAGTTGGAGGGCGGCTCACGCAATAACATATCATTGCACAGCAGGAGAGCATTCTAGGAAAACCGTTGTGCCGAGTTTAAAGAATGAGTAATGTCATTAACTTGCATTCAGGGACAATAACTCTTAACAAGCTGTACTGTGATTGTGGTCAATCTCTTGAGTACTGGCTTGGTGATGATGGCTGTGGCTACGGTATTTGCCCTCGATGTGACCTACATTGGCCTGAACAAATTACAGTGAAAGGAGAAGAAGATTGTCAAAAGCACTAAATATGCAAATAGGCGGTGATCATTATGCCAATAAAAAAATACAACCCATCGAATATATTATGGCTAATGACCTCAATTTTTGTGAGGGCAATGTCGTCAAGTACATTACCAGATGGCGCGAAAAGGGTGGGGTAGAATCACTACGGAAGATAAAACACTATGTAGACTTTTTAATTGAGGAAGAAATAAATGGCAAAGAGGAAGAAATCTACAGTCGCTCAAGAAGTTGAGAAAGCCGCAAAACTATTACAAAGATTAGTTAGATTAAAGGCATCAGATGATAACGGCTTTTGCCAGTGTGTGACCTGCGGCAAGATAGACCACTATAAGAATATGCAGGGTGGTCACTTTTACAGTAGACGACATACGGTGTTCAAACTTTTTGAAGAAAATATCCATGTGCAATGCCCTGCTTGTAACCAGTGGGGTATGAAAACAACAAAGATTCAGGAGGCTTATCGCATCTATATGGAAGATGTGTACGGTGTCAGGCGCATTCGGGCAATGCAAAGACTAGCCTGGAGGGCATCACCTAAGTTTAACCGCGATGAAGTCATAGCTTTTCAGCGCGATTTGAATGAAAGAATACAGGATGAAGTGTTTAGAATCGGGGATTATTAAATTAATTTACCTATTTATATACAGAAAGGTTTACTTGAGGGTTAAAATAGTATTTAATGTAATCTCAATCAACAAATAAAGGGTATCAAAATGTCACAAGCCAGAATGTATAAAACCAAAATGCAAAAAGTTCGCGTTAGCTATGCCGTAGAGGTTGACGCTAATATGATCAAAGAGTACCTGAAAGAAATGGGGTCTAATGAGACTGTAAGCCAGTTTATAAAAAGCCATATGACTGCATCAGGAATTGGTATTCTTGAAGAAAATCTTGTTAATAACGGCTACGGATTTAATACTGTGCAGTTGTTAGCATGATCAACTATCCGCCCCTTCGGGGGCAATCAATAAAGGGAAAACACAATGAAAATTACTAATTATCCAAATCAAAATTATTTTGTTGTAGTGGCTTATGGTCGCAGACGACAAATGGAAGCCAATAAGGAAAGATTGAAAAAAGAATATCCGCAGGGGGAATGGTGGACAACAGCAGAATTAGTGCGCGAGTATCGAATTTATCAAAGGGAGATGGCGTAATGAAGATTACCAATAAAAGAATAGCCGCACAAAACAGAGCCGCACGTTACTTGGCTCAAAAGCAATTTGAGAAAACCCAGAAAGCAGATCAGCAGATGGACATATTCATGGCTTTTATTACTGGCACAGCAGTCGCAGTAATCATGGCTTTTAGTTACGAAATGTACATAGTCGGGGGGTTTTAAAATGAGTCTAGTTAAATTTGAAGCTGTACTTGATCAGATGGTAGATGACTTACACCCAGAATATAGAAACTGGGATGGTGACATTATGGAACTAAACGACACGCATAAAGACAGTATCTGCTACCATTTTTTGCTAAACATGAAAACTTGGTGGGATGATATACTACCGCCAGTATTAATTAACCCAGAAGATTTTATCCACGAACTGTATACCAATTCTGCAAGTCAAAGCATATCAGCAGTTATTAGGGATGATATCTACCTTAGCTTGGAATCAACGCTAAGAGACTTAGTGCAGGATTCTTATGACAGGGTTAATCAAACTAAACCAGAGCCGTTTGCAGGCTATGAGAGAGGGCAATAAGATGATAGATTTTCTAGGCACGATCACAGCAATTATTATTCTTGCGTATCTAATGAGAGGGGCATATTTCATAGTGCAAGATGCACAGAAACGATGGGAAGATAGAAACAAATAGACCAAGGCACCCCTAGCCTATTGAGCCAGATTAGTCCACTGGTGGTCGATAACGGACTATTAATATATGGTATGGCGTAGATGTTTAATAAGCATTTTACGTCATATTTATTTGTCTATAGAATGCCGCCTCCACTAACCAGAGAGGCACTTATGATTCTATATATGATCGTTTTTTGCGTTATCAGCCTATGCGCTATAGCCAAAGATGAATTTAATTAACACTTTTAGTAATTTATAGTATACTGCGGCAACTAATTACATACAGGTGATAGTATGGAGTTGCAATTAGTAACCAAAATCAATGAAGTTTACAAGCGAGAGTGGTTTGATTTGCTTGATAAGATAGATCAAATCACTCAGACTCTTGGCTATGCCGAATATAACAGGCAACAATTCAGGGCTGAGATCATTAACTGGTGTGAAGAAGTCGATGCCAAGTTGAATGAGCCACCACCAGAACTTATAATCCCACAACCTTTATCAGAAGAAGTATTTGGAACAGAGCAGTGATGGGCAGACCCAAGTGGATACCAGACGAACTAACCTGTAAGAAAGCTAAAGACATGGCCTCTAGGGGTCTTACGGTCTTACAGATAGCCGATTGCCTTGGCGTAAGTCATACAACCATCTACGAAAGACAAAATGAGTTTCCTGAGTTTGCTGAGGCTATAAAAAGGGGAAGAAGTCAAGGAATAAAAGAAGTTGCTAACGCCCTGTTTGATAAAGCTGTTGGGGGTGATACCACTTCAATGATCTTTTACCTCAAGAAAAGAGACAGAGAATCGTGGGGAGATGAGTACATTGACCCAGTAAAAGAAATCCCTCCTATCAATATCATCGTAGACAGCAATGCAATTAACCAAGCCGCAAAGTGAGATATTTTGTTCTAACTCTCGCTTTCGCGTATGTGTGGCAGGTCGCAGATTTGGCAAGACCTTCCTTTCGACAGGTGAATTACTTAAAGCGGCCATTGGTGGAAAGAATAGAAACTGTTGGTACGTAGCCCCCACCTACGGAGCGGCTAAAGAAATTGCGTGGTCTATGCTAATTGACACAATCCCTCAAGAGTACATAGCCAAGACCAATGAAACGTCTCTAACTTTAAAGCTAATTAACGGTTCAACCATCAGCCTCAAAGGTGCAGAGAAGCCTCACAACCTTAGAGGTAGAGCATTAGATTTCGTTGTCCTTGACGAGTTTGCAGATATGCGGCCAGAGGCATGGTATGAGGTTATACGGCCATCTTTATCCGACAGGCACAGCGACGACAACCCAACCAGAGCATTATTTATAGGGACACCAAAAGGCAGAAATCACTTTTATGACTTGTGGGCATCTGGCTTAAACAAAGAAAACGATTGGAGTAGCTTCCAATACACTACAATCGAAGGCGGTAATGTACCTGAATCAGAGGTTGAAGCGGCTAAAATAGACTTAGATGAACGTACTTTTAACCAAGAATATTGTGCAGAGTTTGTCACCTACAGCGGATTAATATATTATGGGTTTAGTAGGGAGTTATCCGTTACAGATTATCCTGATAATGGTGGCACTTTGCTTGTTGGGATGGACTTCAATTTAGACCCAATGTCAGCCGTGATCTGCATTCGTAAAGGCGAGATGCTGTATGCCGTTGACGAGATTGTCATTTATGGGTCTAACACTGACGAGATGGTTGCGGAGATAAAAGACCGCTATCCGAATCGCCATATAATAGTTTATCCTGACCCTGCATCAAGACAGCGCAAGACAAGCGCAGGTGGTCGAACAGATTTGTCGATCTTACAGAACGCAGGTTTTTCGGTGAAAGCCAAGAAATCTCATGCTCTGGTTAGAGACAGAATTAACGCAGTAAATAGCCGTTTACTAAGTAGCAGTGGTGAACGGAATTTGTTTGTCAGTTCAAAATGTAAGCAGACAATTAAGAGTTTGGAACGACAGACATACAAAGAAGGAACGAGCATACCGAATAAAGATGGGTTCGATCATATGAATGATGCCCTTGGTTACTTGGTAGAATACTTGTTCCCTGTTCGCACAGAATATGATACACCACAACCTACTAGGTGGACTTGATGACCAACAAAAGCATAGACACAACGCACCCTGAATATGACAGCAACAAGGCTCAATGGGAGTTTTATTTACGATCATATATGGGTGGACAGAATTACATTGATGGGGCGTATCTGACGCGCTACATCAGCGAAGATAAAAATGATTACAACAGGCGACTAGACCTGACCCCGATGGACAATCACTGTAAGAACATAGTCCACATCTACAGCAGTTTCCTTTGGCGCGTACCTCCAACAAGAGCCTATAATTCACTGGCTAATAATGTTGCCCTTGAACCATTCTTAAAAGATGCTGACCTTGATGGCAGAAGTTTCAATGCGTTTATGCGTGAGGCTCAGATATGGGCAAGCGTCTATGGTCACGTATGGCTGATGATGGACAAGCCAAAAAGCACAGCAGGAACTAAAGCAGAAGAACTCGCGCAAGACATTCGCCCTTATGTGACGATGTTTACACCTGAGAACGTATTTGATTGGGAGTATCAGAGAACCCCTAGCGGACGTTTTAAGCTGACTTATTTAAAGGTAAGGGAATCTATAGATAGAGTCTCAGACACCGTTACAGAGGTTTACTACCGCATCTGGCGTGAAGATACTGTTGAGTTATGGCACAGCACAGGTGACGAAGAGAAAAGAATCGAAGTTGAAGATAATGTGCTTGGTCGCATCCCTGCTGTTTTCCTACCTGCACAGCGTTCAGTTGTACGCGGAATAGGAATAAGCGATATAAGCGATGCCGCCTATATGCAGAAAGCGATCTACCAAGAGTTAAGTGAAATTGAACAGCTTATAAGGATAAGCAACCACCCGACTCTGGTGAAGTCCTTCCAGACAGATGCTAGTGCAGGAGCAGGTGCTATCATTAATATGCCTGATGATATGGATCAAGGGCTTAAACCTTATCAAATGCAACCGAGCGGTCAGAACCTAGATGCTGTACGTAATTCGATTGATGACAAAGTGCAGTCTATTAATCGCATGGCTCACATGGGAGCAGTTCGTGGCACTCAGGCAATGACTCAATCAGGCGTGGCAATGCAAACTGAATTCCAAATGCTGAATGCAAAGCTGTCGGAAAAAGCTGACCTATTGGAGTTGGCAGAAGAGCAGTTGTTTGTGTTGTTTTGTGATTGGCAAGACATTACCCCAGATGTAGAGATATTCTATCCAGATGCCTTTGACCTACGTGATTACGATAAGGAATTAATGTTCCTACAGCAGATGCGTTCTACTGGCGTTAAATCCGCTACCCTATCTATGGAGATTGACAAGAAGATCAGTGACCTAATATTAGACGATGAAGTGTTAGCTAAGGCACACGCTGAGATCGAAGAAAGCGCAAGCATATTAGGCGACTTCTCTGATAAGACACAGATTTACAGCTACCACATTGACGCAGGGGTTGTTAGTAAGAACGAGGTAAGAGAGAAGATTGGCCTTGATGAAGTTGAAGGTGGCGATGAGTTAATGGCTCCAAAAGACGATGACAATGGTAGTGACATAGGACAGTTCTAATGGCCGCAGATATTGATCAGTTGCGTGAACTGATTAGGCTTGCTGAAAGTCATCAGGCAAAGTTAGCAAGCGCGTTAGTCAAGCTAGAGAACCGCATAGCTGACATCATGGCTACTGCACCGCTAAGAGATGGCGAGTTGTTTGATCTAGAGTGGGCTGTACAAGCTAGGGTTGTTTTGCGCGAGGCTATAGAGCAAGAATACCTAACGGTTGTAGATGGCTTAGTTCGGCAGTATAACGATGTAGCGGCTAAGGCTATTGCCATGCTAGGACAGTACGGTGACATTGCTAACCTTGATGCTAGTATTATTCAGCAGTTACAGAGCCTAACTTTTAAAGGCTTTGAGGATTTAGGTCAACAGTACCTAGATGTCATTGCTAAAGAGGTCTACGAAAGCACCCTAACAGGAACACCATTTGCCGCAAGCGTAGCAACGATTAGAGCCACTGTAGGCAGTGATCTAGGGCGTTATGCTCGTCAACAGTTGCACGATGCTTTAATGCAGTTTGACGCGGCTGTAAACACTAGAGTTGCGTTAGAGGCAGGCGCTAAAAAGTTTAAGTATCAAGGGCCAGACGATGAAGTCACTAGAGAATTTTGCGGAAAGCACGTAGGTAAAATATACACTAAAGAAGAAATTGAAGAAATCTGGTCAGGTAGTTGGACTGGTAAAATAGATGGTAATCCATTTATTGTGCGTGGTGGCTATAACTGCCGCCATAGGTTTAGGGCTGAATTTTAAGGAGACAATCATGCCAAAAGGTAAAGGTACATACGGAAGCAAAGTAGGACGACCCAAAAAGAAGAAGAAAGTTAAGAAATAATTAGTATGCTATACTGTTGATTCACCAAAATACTCTATATGAGGAGCGCGACATGAGCGAAGAAACCATGGAAACTAAAACTGATGATGATGTGGTAGACAATCAAAATCAGGCAAAGACTTTTACTCAAGATGAATTAGACCGAATCGTTGCTGATCGGGTTGCAAGAGAACAGCGCAAGTTTGACAAAAAGCTATCAGGCATTGATTTAGATGATGCTAAAGATATGATGGCTCAACGTGAAGCCGCAGAACTCGAACGACAGAAAGAGCGCGGAGAGTTTGACTCAATCTTAAAGACTACCGTTGAAAAGAAAGACAAGGAGATTCAAAGTTATAAGAGCAAGTTGCAACAAACACTGGTAGACGGTGCTTTGTTAAATGCGGCAAGCCAGAATAACGCTGTATCACCAGAACAAGTTTCATCACTATTAAAAAGTAACACAAGACTCTCAGAAGATGGAGCAGTTGAAGTGCTAGACGCAAATGGAGTACCGCGTTACAATGATGGCGGTGATCTACTATCCGTCAATGAAATGGTGACGGAATTTTTAACAGTTAATCCTCATTTTGTCCGAGCCTCCCAAGGTGGTAACGGCAGTCAAGGTAACACTGGTGGCTCAACGCAGAAGCCTCAATCTGTGGCAGACATGGTTGCAAACTGGTCTGATGGTGGTAAAGAAGCATTTGCCGCTATGAAGAAAAAGCAATCAACCTAACCACACTTTTAATTTTTTGAGGATTTAATCATGGCTGTAACAACTAGTTCAACTTTAGACGATCTATTCGTCAACATCATCGCTCAGGCTCGCTTTACCGCAGAAGAGCAATCACTCATGCTTGGTCTTGTTACTCAGTACAACATTGGTAACGAAGCAGGCAAAACCATCCAAGTGCCTAAGTACCCTGCCATCAGCGCGGCTGATTTAACAGAGGGAACGGACATGTCTAGCACTACTGTTTCTACTTCTTCAGTTTCTGTAACTGTAGGAGAGGTAGGCGCACAGGTAATCTTGACTGACCTTGCTACTATGGGCGCAGGAAACCCTGCTGATGAGTTAGGTACTGTTCTTGGTAACGCTATCGCTACTAAGATCGATACTGACCTTATCGCTTTGTTTGATGGGTTTAGTTCATCATTCGGTACAGCAGGTTCAGAGACTTCTGTTGCTGATTTGTTCAAGGCCGCGGCTACTCTACGTGCTAACAAGGTAACTGGCTCTATGGCCGCTGTTGTTCACCCATACCAGGCATACGCTATAAAAGCTAACCTGACTAACACATTCGCTAACCCGAATGGTGGTGACGTACAGAACGAAGCTATGCGTAATGGCTACGTTGGAACTATCGCAGGTATTGACGTTTATGAGTCAGCTAACGTTACTATTGATGGCAACGGTGATTGCAAAGGTGCTGTATTTGCACCAGAAGCACTTGCTATTGCTATGAAGCGTGACTTCCAGATCGCTCCACAGCGTGATGAGAGCCTCCGCGCTTGGGAATTAAATGCAACTGCTGTCTACGGTGTAGGCGAGTTGGATGATTCCTACGGTGTTGAAGTTCTAGGTGACGCAACTCTGTAAGACTATATTGCCCCCTTTTCGGAGGGGGCTTTCTTATGAGGGATATATGGCAATTACTTATCGCGGTATTAAATTTGAAGGCTATAACAAGCCAAAGCGCACCCCTAACCATGACAGTAAGAGCCACGCTGTATTAGCAAAGGAAGGCAACAAGATTAAGCTAATTCGTTTTGGTCAAAAGGGTGCTGATAATAAACCGCCCAGAAAGAATGAAACCGAAGCAGACAAAGCTAAAAGGCGATCTTTTAAAGCGCGATTTGCAAAGCAGATAGCTAAAGGGCGCAAAGATAAAACCGCATCAGCGGCTTACTGGGCAGACAAGGTAAAGTGGTAATGGCATTTTCTAACGATTCAGATTTATTAAAACTAGTCCCAGACATTCTACAGTTAGGGATTGATTCTTTTTCGTCCGAGCATTCAAAAGCGCAAGCAGATATTGAGCGAGAATTACGCATCAAATGGTGGGCTAAAAAAGGCATATCAGGTGAGATGGATAACAGCAAACTTACCGACTCTCAATTTACACGTTGTGCATCTTATTTGGTGCTATGGCGTTATGCTCTACCGCAACTTACTAATTGGGTTGATGGTGACAGATTTCAGGGCATGATAGAATTCTACCGCGCAAGATATGGTGAAGAGTTAGAGGCTATATTTGGTGACGGTGTAGAATATGATGATGATGGTGATGGAACTATCGACAGTGATGAAAAGAATGCACTGAACGCTAATAGGCTCGACAGGTAATGGAATTTAGCGTTAAAACAAATGCTAAGGAAGTATCAAAGCGAATTGGTAAGAAGGGAAAAGAATTATCTCGGAGTGTTCGTAAAGCATTATCAATTACAGCACAAACTGGCGTAGGTATTATTGAGGATAGGACTGCTAAAGCAAAAGGATTTAAAGGCGGTGGGTTTAAGAAGTACAGCCCTACTTATGCGGCATTTAGAAGCAAGAATCGTAGAGGGACAACACCTGATCTACAGTTTACAGGTAAGATGTTAGGCTCTATGACTACAAAGGCTAACAGTAAACAGGCTGTTATATTTTTTAGTAGAGCCGCAGAAGCGAAGAAGGCGGCAATGAATAACAAGAGCAGACCGTTTTTTGGGTTTAGCCGCAAAGAAGAAAAGCAATTAGGGCAGGTCTTTTTTAGGAATTTGAAATGAGTGTACGAGAAGAGATAGCAGGAAACATCGTTACTACATTGCAAGGCATTACAGACCCAGTAGCGGTAAAGTATGCCACTAGAGAACCATTCGACTTCCAAAAGCTGTCTAACGCGCAATACCCTGCTATCCTTGTTCGCAGTGCAGATGAGAGCAGAGAAGATGCCTCAATAGGCGGTTCAATAACCCAGAGAATGGGAACGATAAATTACGAATTAGTGTGCTTTGTCAAAGGTTCTACGATTGACAGTGCAAGAAACAACATAATTGAAGCGATTGAAGAGGGACTTGATGTTGATCGTACCAGAGGCAATAAAGCCATTGATACGCAAGTTATTAACATTGAGATTGACGAAGGTTCTATTGACCCCATTGGTGGGGTCATTATTACGGTTCGCGTTGTATATCAGTATACTCGCGGCACAACTTAACTTAACTTAAAAAGGTACATATCATGGCGACTAAAACAGGCGCATCTGGAGTAGTAAAAGTACAAGTCTCAGGCACGACTGTTGCCGTGGTAGGCGAGGTACGTTCTTTCACGTTTGACGGTTCAGCAGACACTATTGAAGATTCAGTAATGGGCGATTCTTCCAGAACTTACAAGCAAGGCTTAAAAACCAACACAGTTTCTATCGAATGTTATTGGGATGAGGCAGACGCACAGCAGTTAATTCTTGACGAACGTGCTGATGTAGATTTTGAAATCTATCCTACTGGCACTGGTTCAGGCGAGACTTACTTTTCAGGCGGTGGCATTGTAACTTCTCGTTCTATCAGTGGAGCATTTGATGGAATGGTTGAAGCAAGTTTCACCATTCAGTGCAGTGGAGATGTAACCGAAGCACAAGTATAAGGGGATAAACCATGGGATTAGCAAAAGAGTTACGAAGCAGAAGAAAGATACAGGCGCGAGAAGTTGTAGTTCCTGCGTGGGGTGACGAATCTGGAGCATTTAAGTTATATTGTAGAACAATTACGTGCTATGACTTAGACCAGTTACAGAAAAAGCACCCTGACTTTCTTAACAACACAACTATCGGTGCAATGGTAGATTTGATTTGCATGAAGGCAGAAGATGAGGGCGGTAGTAAACTGTTCGCGTCTGCGGAAGATAGGTTGGATTTGATGGGCGAAGAGACAAGCGTCATATCAGATATAGCTAATCAGATGTTTGCTGAAATTGAATCTGCGGAGGTGGCTGAAAAAAACTAAGAAGCGATCAATCAAGGATGAACCTATTATCTTTGGCTGATCGCCTTCACATTACGATAGAAGAAGCAGAGCAAATGCCTGTCAATCACTTCAATGAGTGGTTGGCCTACTTTCAAATAATGAGCGAGAACGATGGCTGAAAATGTAAACATTACGATTAAGGCGTTTGATAAAACCAA